TTAATGTAAGCGTTCAACAAGCATCTTACGCTGAGGCTATGAGTCTTGTTGAAATTGTTAAAACTCAACTTGAAAAAGAAAATTTACTTAGAATAGTAGGTGGGAAATAATGCCTGACGTAAAGGGTTTAGGTGCTAAAGCAGACCAAGAAAAAAGGTTGGCTGCTTCTCTTAAGGCTGCAGAAGATGCACAAGAGAAAGCAAAATTTGCTAAAACCGTAGCGGAAAGGGCTAAGTCTAAAGAAACAACCTTAAAAGGACTACTAACACAACTTGATTTGCTGCAGGCTGAAAAAACAAGGCTTTCTGGTTTAAGAACTTTCTATCAAAACAACCTTAATAATTTAATCCTTAGTAATGCCAGTGAAGCAAGCATTGCTTCTGCTAAAAAACTTTGGGTTGATACAGATAACTCTATTAAAAAAATTGACACTAATATTGCAAAAAAGGCTAAAGAATACGGAGATGCAGCCAATAATGGTAAAGTTTCTGCACGAGCAGGGGCTGCACAGTTTCGAAAAGAAGCCAAGGTTAGGCAACAATTAGCAAAGGCTAAAAAAGACAAAGCCAATCCTAATGGAAGTAAAAATACTAAAGAAGATACTGATGGTGCAAATGAAAACCCTATTAGATTTAATGCTCCTATGGTTAGGTCAGCATACTTTGGAACAAACCACCATTCAACTAAGTATTTAACCGCTAAAGGAGCATTACCGCCTGCTGCTTCACAACTTCTTGCTGACCTCGGTAACTTTGGTGACGGACAAACTAACAGAGGGTTTATTATTCCAAACAAAAGGTCACAAGAGGCAGCCTTGTCTAAACTAGATGCTAAAGATAAAGCAATAGTTGGTGGGTATAAAGTTCCTTACGGATTTAGGTTTCATTACAATCCTCAATTTGTAACACAATCTTACGGTTCCATAACAGGTATTTCCCCAGAATTACTTGAGTCTGGAAAAGACAAGACAAACATGATAACTACTCCTGCTTCTAGTAGTTCAATTTCAATTACATTGTACTTAAACAGAATTGAAGACATGAACGCTTTGGCAGACTTTAACGTTAAAGAACCAAGTTATTTTGCTCCCATTAACTCTGATGAGAAATCTCTAAAGTACTACCCAGAAATAGTTTCAGCATCAGACCGTAAACTAATTAAAGACTTTGGAACAATGTACGATTTAGACTTTCTTTTTAAAGCAATAAACGGTGATATGGGTGGATACAAAAGCCCATTGCGTGGAATAAAAACTGGCGATGTTGGCTGGTTAAACGGTATTGCAGTTGAGGTTCACATGGGAAGAAAACTAAGATATTTAGCAAGAGTAACAAACATCAGCGTTAATCATGTTCAATTCACTGAAAATATGGTTCCAACATTAACTACCGTAGTTCTTACTATGGCACGGTTTCATGATGCAATGGTTAAGGATTAAAAGTGATTCCTTTATCTAGTAGATACGCTGATGGCCTTTTGTTAAAGGCTTACCACCCAGTCAAATTAAGTTTTGAAGTTGGTGTTTATCGTGTTTTCCCTAATAACGTCTCTGGAGTTTTTTACTACTCTTGGGTAGAAGGTGACCGCCTTGATATTTTAGCAAGCAGATTTTTGGGTGACTCTCGTCTTTGGTGGGTTATCATGGACTATAACGATGACATCCATAGTCCTTTTGAATTAGTTCCTGGTCAACAGTTAAGGATTCCAGTTCATGTCTTATAATCAAAAGTATTCTTCACGTGAACACAACTCTTTTTCTGTAGAGTTTCCTGATTATCCAACTTTTGGTTTTTCTGCTGACAATATAACGTTAGAACAAAAAGTTAATACTCACGACGTTCTTACTATAGCCTTTACAAATTTTAATTTGGCTATGCTAAAAGGGCTAAAAACACAATCGCCAGTAGTCGTTAATTGGAAAACTTCTAATCAAGTACGTGGAACTTTTTATGGGGTTGTTTACGGAGTCCAAAGAACTCATGCTGTTCAATCCAGCAAAGAAGTTCAAATTATTTGTTTAGGGTTGACTTTTTTAATGAAAGAGTCTAGGTCTGGTATTTGGACAAATAAAACAATTAATGAAGTAGTTAGCATTGTTGCAAAAAGAAACAAACTAAAAGCAGTAGTTAGTGGTCATCCAGCAAGATACTCTCAGATTACACAACAAGGAGAAAGTGATTGGGAGTTTTTACAAAGACTAGCGGATGATAGTGGCTATACCATCGCTATTAAAGATAAAACTATTCTCTTTAGAACCATTGACGAAATTGTTTCTGAGTCTATTGGTGGAATGCCTATTTTATACCAAGAGCAAACCTTTATGCCAGCATTTTCTAGCCTACAAGAACAAACACTAGATAGACTGACTCCGTTGTATGGAGACTACTTAGAAAGCCCTGACTTGCCTAACAACTCTAACAAAATTACTAGAGGTGTTGACCCGATAAAAGCACTTACGTTTACTTCTACTGAGTCACCAAAAAATAAACAACAAACAAGAAAAGTTAAATCTGACCCCATTTTCAACCAAGAACTTACTAACGTAGTTGTTAATACAAAAGAATTCTCTCAATCTGTAGCAAAAGCAAAGGCTGCTAAAGCACGTTTTAACATACCTGCAAAATTTAAAAGCCAAGGTGACCCACGAATAGTTCCAAATTCTTTGGTAGAAGTTAAGGGGATACTAGGAGATGCCGATGGCTATTGGTTAGTACACAAGGTTACTCACTACATAAACGTTAATGGTGTGTACCAATGTAACGGCATTTTGCTTAGTGACGGTAAAGAACAAAATTATAGAAAACAACCTAACACAAATACACAGCCTGATAGTCCGTATGTAAACATACAGGCTATACTAAAAAACCAACCCGCAACAAAAAATAAACCTTCGTATACCGCACCAACAATTTTGTTTAAAAATGGAAAAGCCACAACACTAACTGGGAAATGGAGTTAAGCATGTCGTATGAATCCGCAATAAGTTTTCCAATTCGCTTAGACAGTTATGGGAATCTTGCAACCACGGTTGACCCTAGTAAAATTTGGGCTGATAGAGTAACCTCTGTAATCGGTACTATGGTTGGTGAAAGAATCAATCGTCCAAATTTTGGAACACGTATTGCTCGTCAATGGATGAATGGATTGAGCGGTATTCAAGGGGATATAGAGTCTGAAATTCAACAGGCGTTCATATCGTTTCTTCCTTTACTAAACTTGCTTGAAACTTCTTTTGAACACGACGATGCAAATGGGTCTCTTAAAGTTATACTTACCTACGCACTACCAAACGATAAGGAAGAGTCTACTGTAATTGCTCTTGTCAGTATTGGCAATAAACAACCTCAGTATCAGGAGAACATCTAATGGCAATTAATCAAATCCCAATAACAATTGACTATACAAGCAGGGACTATGAAGCCCTTCGTGAAGAATTAGTTGCTCGAATTAAGGAACGAATTCCTGAATGGAATGGTTCCGATAATGGTGACTTCGGCGTAGTTTTAGCAGAAGCATTTGCTTACATGGGAGATGTTGCAAACTACTACATTGACCGAATTGCTAACGAGTCTTTTTTATCAACAGCAACTCAACGCGAAAGTATTTTAGCAATTGCGGAGACGTATGGTTACGTGCCTTCTGGGTATAAAAATGCTTCAGTCGATGTTGTTTTTTATAATAACTCTTCTTCTGCTGTAACTATTCCAGCAGAAACTCGTATAGATGGCGAAGTAATTGCAAATGACACGGTAGAAACAGTCACTTTTACAACAACAGACAGCCTTGTAGTTCCACCATTTTCTAATCAAGCACGAGGTGAAGCCACAGTTCTTGCGTATCAAGGAAAGTTAAATACTGTTGAAGCAAACGATGTTTATGGTGTTCTACTCGGAACCTCGGATGCAGAACCTTCTCAAACTTTTATTATTGATGACTTCCCAGTTGTAACTAATAGCGTTGAAATATACGTTCAGGGAGGAACTGCTTGGAAAAAATGGCAGAGAGTAACTCATTTAATTGATTTTAGTGCAAATGATGCAGTCTTTACTACGCGTTTAACACCAGATAATGAAGTAATCGTTCTTTTTGGAGATGGTATCTCT